ACAATTGAAAGTGGTATAACTAGGATGCAGGATTTTGAATTAGTAATAACACCTGAATCAACTAATATAGCCAAAGAGCTTAACAACTACATATATGCAGATAAAGGTTCTAAGTTATTTGTAGATAATTACAACCACGCTATTGATGGTATAAGGTACAATGTTATATATCATTTAGATAATCCAAATGCAGGAAAATATTTTGTTCAATAACCACTAAACTAAATTTAACTAATTTCTATTATATAGTATATGAAAGTAAAAATCAAGAAGAATTTTAAAACAAGAGAATATAAACTAATTAAAAGTTGGGAAGATGTAACTCTAGAAAATTGGTTAAAATTAATTGATTATACTAATGAGGATAAAAGCACAGAAGCTTTAAAAACAATAACAGAATTATCTGATATACCTAAAAAGCTTGTAAAGGAATTACAGCTAAGAGATGTTGCAATTATTATGGGTAAGATTGCAGAAATGCAAAGTGAGCAAGACACAGAATTAAAAAAGATAATTAAAATAAATGGAGTAAAATATGGCTTTTTCCCAGACTTAAATTCACTTAGTTTAGGAGAATGGTCAGATTTAGAGACAATGATAAAAGTAGGGATAGAAAAGAATATGCCTAATATTATGGCAATTTTATTTAGACCTATTGTTAATGAAACAGATAGTGGGGTATATACTATTGAAGCGTATGATGGTGATATAGCCATAAGGTCGGAGGAAATGAAAAAGATGTCAGCAGAGCAAGTGCAAAATGCACTGGTTTTTTTTTACAATTTAGGCAAGGAATTGTGCAAGATTTTGCCATTATATTTGATGAAGGAGCTGAAGGAAACGAAAACGCAGTTGCATCAGACACTTTTGCAGAAAAGTGGGGGTACTTTGGGGTAATGTACAGATTGTGCAATGGAGATATATCAAAATTAGACAGTATATCAAAGCTAAATGTATTAGAAGCTTTTACTTGGTTAAGTTATGAAACAGATTTAGAAACACAAAATAAAGTTAAATATGGCAGTGAGCAATAAAACATATAGTAATGTTATAGACACAGTTTGTAGACTAGGGCAATATCATGACCAAATATCAACAGTATCTGTTGGGGATATATTTGACATTGATTTAAGTAAAGAAACTTTATTTCCTTTACTACACTTAAATCCAACATCTGTTGAAACTGGAGATTCTGAGCTTGTGTATAACATACAAATATTTATTTGCGATTTAGTATCTGAGAAAGATAATTGGCAAACATATCAAGCGCAGCAATTAACAAAGCTTTTAGACACTAAAAATAATGAACAACAGGTTTGGAATCAAACATTAGAAATATGTACTGACTTTATCGGTATGCTAAGACATAGCACAAGACAATCTTTAGTAGGTGTTAATGATATAAACTTTCCATTGTATTTTACTGAAAATCAGTTTTCATTAGAGCCGTTTCAAGAAAGATTTGACAATCTTTTGTGTGGTTGGACTTTTACAATAGGAATTAAAGTAATGAACGACTTTGACACTTGCACTATTCCAGTCACTAATTTAGGTGCAGGATCGTAATGAAGTTTAAAATAGGTAAATATAAAATAGAAATAGGTTTTTTTAAAATAACAATAAAAATATAATAATGGCAGATTTAACAGTAACAATTTCAGAAAGTGTAACAATCAATGGAGCATTGCGTGGCTCTTCAAATAATATAACTATCACAGGAATTATAGATACATTTGAAAGAGTAGTGACTTGTCCTCACTCAAACACAACAACAGTTGCAACTTTTGCAACAAATGTTTATGATAGTGCAGGAGCAATAGATGCTCAAGGAGTAAAGTATATAAGGCTAACTAATTTATCAACTGAAATGGATATTGAATTAGCCGTTGTTGGTGCAGCAACTTTATACCAAGTATTTATACCTTCAGGACAATCTCATATATTAGCTAGAGCTGATGATGTTATGTTGGCAGAAGCAGATACATCACCAAGCTTTGGAACTATGGCAGATCTTGCTTCTTTACAAGTTAGACCAACAGCATCAACTGATGTTAATATAGAAGTGTTTGTAGCAACAATATAATGAAGTTTAAAAACATAGAGAATTACTTAGAAAGTTTTGCTAAGAATGTAGTTCAAGATTCTAAAAAAGCTTTATCTAATAATAAAGGACAAACAGAATTAGAAAACTCAATAAGGGCAACAGTAAAGCCAACTGCACAAGGTTTTAGTGTTAAATTCTATATGTATAATTATGGAAAGTATTTAGATGAAGGAGTTTCAGGAAATAAAAATACAGTAAGCTTTACAAACATAAAAGGAGCAAAGCAAATAAGCTCTTTTAAATATACAAAAAAAGGACCTCCAATAGATATACTTTCTAAATGGATAAAAAAGAAAGGGATAAAGCCTAAAGGATTAGGAAAGGGTAGGTCAAAAAAAACAGGTCAATTTATTTCAGGGTTTGCATATTTAATTAGTAAAAAAATAAAAAGAGAAGGAATTAAAAGTATTAGTTTTTTTCAAAAGCCATTAGGAATATTATATAAGCAACTCCAAAATGATTTTTTAAAAATGGTTAAATTAGACATTCAAGCATATTTAGTAACATATACACAAAAATAAAAAAATGGCAATTACAATAGAACAAAAACCTTTATTAAACCACCTTCCTGTTGGGATGCAAACTATATACACAGTATCTTTATCAACATTGGCAACTTATTTTAATGTTAAATTTATAGCAGAAGTATATATAAGCACAGTAGTAACTATCAGTTTTGCAACAGTAAGTAGTAGAATTGGTATATTTAAAACAACACCAAATAATGCAGGAGTAGGCATTTTTGATTTACAGCCAATATTAGAAAGCTATGTAAGTTCGCAAAACACAGGATTTGGAGAAAGTCAATACAAGACAGTTGATTACAGTTTAGATACTCCACACCCTATACATTTGATAGATAAATTTTGCAAAAATGTTGAGGGCATTAGAAGTTTAGCAGTAAGATTTAAAGCTGAAGGGTCAACTACTGCAACAGGTCCAGTTTTAGATTTAGGGCTTACTACAAATGGACGTCAGTTGTATTTTTTTAACGGCGTTCTACATCAAGACAACCCTTTGACCTATACTAGTGGAAATTATGGGTTCAACTTTACAAAAGCCAACTTATATACTGTTAGAACAGGTGGTAAATTTTTAACTAATGCTCCGACTACTCAATATGCTAACATTGATGATTATGGAACTGTAGGAATGTTAAACTTTTTGCCTGGAGGAACAGCAGATAAAGTTAATACATTAAATTTTGAATACTTTAAAACAGACGGCACAAGTGTAACACAGAGTATCACACAATCAACAAATACAGGGGGTTGTAATTCCTTAGCCGATGTAAATTGTATGTTTTTATTTGCAGGAATTTACCCTGCTAATCTTAGAAATAGAAGTACTACATTTCAAAATTTAGTAGCAGCAGGTACATTAGACTACTATACAGTTCAAGCAGAATCAACTTCAAGCGGTCAACTATCACAAAAATACACTATTTACATTAATTGTCCTAACACTAAGGGCTATGAAAGCATTAGACTTACTTGGCTTAATCAATGGGGAGCATGGGATTACTACACTTTTACACAAAAATCTATAAAATCTTTAACAAAAAACAGCACTACTTATACGCAAATGTCAGGGACTTGGAATGACAGTAAATATTTAATACATGGTTATAAGGGTGGCAAAAAGAATTTTAGAGTAAACTCAACTGAAAGAATCGTAGTAAATACTGATTTTATATCTGAAGATCATTCAGCGTGGTTTGAAGAATTAATAAACAGCCCACAAGTTTATATATTAAATGGCTTTGATGCAAATGAAACAAGTCCATACAATACAATAACTAATAAATATGTAGAACCTGTACTAATAACAACATCAGACTATATTAAAAAAACAGTAGCAAATGACAAACTTGTACAATATACTTTTAATATGGAAAGAAATAAAACAAGACAAACACAAACTTCATAATGAATGTCCAATTAATCTTATTTCCACAATCTAATTTAGCTACTGAGTTTTTAACAGATGGCACAGATTTTAGCACAATAGATTTTGCAACTAATTATGACATCTCTGCATCAACTAATACATATGTTGATATACAAACTAATGCACCTGCAACACCTCCTAATAGTTGGAGAAGGTACAGAAACACAACAAATGGAACACCTGCACTTCCAGATGGTACAGCAGGTGGAAATTTAGTCTTAAATGCTATTGTGCAGCCAAATACAACAGGCAAGACTGGTGTTTATCAACAATTAACAGGATTGACATTAGGGGAGAGCTATAAAATACGAATTAATTTTGCCTCTTTATCTGGTGAAGTGCAATTAGCAAGATATAATGGTACTACTGGTGACGAAAGTGCTTTTACAGACACTTCATCTATCACATCTTTTACTTTTGACTTTGTTGCCTTATCAACTAATGATACTGTATTTTTAACTTATAGAAATACTGTTGCAGCTGATTTTATTGTATCAGAAATGTCAGTTGGTATTGCGACAGCATCAGAATATGAAGGGCAGGTAATTTGCGATCTTTATGAAGATGAAGAAATACCATTGACATTAAGTGTAGACAATTTTAAAAATGTAGCTGAAAAAATACAGTCTTATTCTAAAGACTTTAATTTACCTGCGACAAAAAGAAACAATAAAATTTTCAGTAATATTTTTGAGATAACAAGAACAGTTAGCAATCCATATGATTTTAATCCCTATATTATAACTAGAGCTGTTTTAAAACAAAGTGGAGTGCTTTTATTTGATGGTTATTTACGATTAATTGACGTACAAGACAGGGAAGGAGAGATTAGCTATAATGTAAACCTATATGCACAAACAATAGCATTAGCAGATACTTTAAAAAATAAAACATTTGATGACATAGATTTTAGTGAATTAAGTCATACATACGATAAAACTACAATACAAGCAAGTGCATATACAGATGGACTGCCTTTAACCAACCCTTTACCTGCTGAATCTTATGCAGGAACTGCAGGGGCTAGTGTTACAGACGTTTTAAAATACCCTTTTGTAGACTGGACTGGTCAAATTTTAATAGCTAATGGAGCAACAGGCAATTCGGCTACTTTAGGAAATCCTGAGCTTACATCTTTAGAACAAGCATTTAGACCTTTTATAAAAATCAAATATTTAATTGATAGAATATTTAGTGAAGCAGGTTATACCTATTCATCAACTCTATTTACAAATACAGCAAGCTTCCAAAATTTATTTATGGACTTTAATTGGGGAGGAAACGAAATGGCTGTGGTGCTTGGAGAAACTTCTTTTTCTGCTACTTACTTTTATAATGCTGCTGTTTCTACACCTACTTTTGAAAATCTAACATCTACATTCCAACCTTTACCCTTGTTAGATAATTCTGTTACAGGTTCACAAACAACATCAACTGTTCCTCCTGATTACGAAACTACTGGAACTGATATTAATAAAATAGTTTCAACATCTGATAATAGCATATACAATATATCATACACTTGGTTTTTAAAACACCAAGCAGGGTCTGCTTTTACTACTGAGTTACAATGGAGACATTATGATGACAGTACGGCAACTACTAATACAATTGATTTTTATACAGAAAGCACTTTAATTAATGATATAATTACATACACAGGAAACATAAATATTGCTTTAGATACAGATGATGTTCTTTGGGCAGAATATCGTATTGTATCACCAGGAACAGGAGCTAATATTAGGGTTTCACAAAGTCAAACATCAACAGCTACTTTTAATGTAAGCAGTTCTATTGTAAACACTTCAATTATTAATAGTCTTAGAGGGGAAATCAATCAATGGGATTTTATAAAAGGGATTTTTACAATGTTTAATTTAGTAACATTGCAAGACAAAAGCAATTCTGCTAATATTATTATTGAAAGCTATAAGGATGTTTTTATTAATACAGGACAAGGAACAACTCTTGCTCAACGTGGCATTTCTCATGATTGGACAAATAAAGTAGACGTTAAAGATATTAAATTAACACCACTAAATGATCTAAATAAAACAACAATATTTAAGTTCGAAGAAGATGAAGATGACTATATATTTAAAGTCTATAAAAAATCTACTAGTGGACATTTATATGGATCAAAAGTATTTAGTGCTTCAGGGTTAACTTTACTAGAAGGAACAGATGAAATAGTTGCTTCACCCTTTGCTGCTACTATATCAAAACCAATAAACCAAAGTTTTACTGACATGATCATTCCAACAATATATTCTGTAAATGATGATGGTGAGCCAAGTAGTTTTGATAATAAGCCAAGAATACTATTCAACAGCACAGGTGCTGCACCTATAACTCTTGCTTCTTCTTATTATATACCTGATCAAAATGGACAATCTAGTGCAAATGCGACAGACTTTTTTACTTTTTCACATTTAACAGAAATTCCAACAACAACAAATACTGAAGATTTTAATTTTGGAGAGTGTCAACTAATTACACCAATAGGAGCTTCTGTTTCAAATAATTTATTTAATAATAACTGGCTTCCATATTACAATCAGCTATATGATAGTGACACCAAAACAATGGAAATAAAAGTAAATTTAAATGAAGCTGATATATACGGCTTTGAATTTTCTGATTATGTTATGATTAAAAACAGAGCTTACAGAGTTAATAGAATTGATTACAACCCTAAAGAATTATCTTTAGTTGAATTTATTTTAATAATATAATGGAATTTAGAAACGGATACAATATAAAGCCAAGCGAAGTATTAAGCTCAGGTCAAGTAATATTTACAGACGGAAAAAACACAACACCAATATACCCAAATCAAGCTGCCTGTGAAGCTTATGGTTACACTTACAATGTTGCTACTGGTTCTTGTGAAGCTTACACTTTTGCTAGTAAAATAGAAACAGCAATTTTAAATGAAAACAATGTTAAATACGGCACAAGAAACAGTACAGAAGCAGGCACTACCAATACCATCATTATGGGTCAGGCTAATACAACTAAAGGCAATAACAGAAATAATATAATAATTGGCAGTAGCAATGAAATAGAAAATGGCGTAAATAACGCAACTGTATTTGGAACAAAAGCTGAAATAACTACTGACAATTCAATTGTATTGGGGGGTAATCAGGGTTCGGATAATTTAGGTGAAAGACAGGCTATACATTTAATGTATGGAACGCAAACTACACAAGGAGCTGAAGTTGACAGTTATTTAAATAATACTATTGATAGTTTTTTTGCTGTTCCTAGTAATACAATATTTTACTTTCACGCTGATGTAATTGCAGTTAGAGTAGGTCACACAGGAGAAGAACCTCCTGAGGGCTCATTAGGTGATTATGCCAGTTGGGTAGAACGTGGGGTTGTTATAAATAAAAGAGGTACAGTAACAGTAAATAGAGAAAAAGATCCAATAAAAAGTAATGGATCAGTTACAGATTGGCGACCAAGATCAGTTAATTCTGGAACTAATTTTGTAATTAAAGTAAGAGGCGAAACAAACACTACAATTGAATGGAATTGTTATGTAAGAATGACACAAATAAAAACAGGGGTAAATCTTTAAAATTTAAGATATGGCTAAAGAAGAAGAATTAAGACTTAATGTAGATACTAATATTAAAGGCGTTGTCAAAGACCAAAAGGCATGGAATAAAGAATTAGATAAAACTAAAGAAAACTTAGAAGATGTAAATGAAGAAGGTAAAGAAACAATTGCAGAAATGCAAATACTGGGTATTTCTTTAAATGGTGTAAAAGCAGGCTTTTCATCATTAGCAAAAGGAGCTAAGTTTTTATTTAGCACTATTAGAATTGGAATAGCATCAACTGGTATTGGACTTTTAGTTTTGGCTTTTTCATCTTTAGCAGTAATGTTTTCAAAAACAAAAAAAGGAGCTGAAGCAATAAGCGTTGTGTTTGCAGGAATAGGAGCTGCTGTAAAAGTTCTTATTGATAGAGTATCTGATTTTGGTGGAGGTCTTGCTAAAGTTTTATCAGGAAATATAAGGGGTGGTCTTAAAGACATGAAAAATAGCTTTAAAGATATTGGTAAAGAAATATTAATTGATACTATATTAATAATGGGTCTTACTTCTGCAAATCAAAAATTATCAGATAGTCAAAGAAAATTAAATGTAGAAACTGCACAGAGGAGAGCAGATATTGAAGAACTAAAATTAATAGCTGAAGATACAACAAAATCAGAAAAAGTAAGGCTTAAAGCTGCACAAGATGCTTTTGATATTGAAAATGATTTATTAATAAGAAACATAAGTAATGCGAAGGAAGCAGTTAGACTTGAAACATTAAGACATAGCACTATAAAGGCTATGGATGAAGATTTAGACAAGCTTGCACAACTAGAAATTGATTTAGCGAATATAAGAGGAGAATCAACAACTAAACAGATAGAGCTTAATAATAAAATCAACGCTATTAAGCAAGAAACAATTAATAAAAACATAGAAATAAAAACTCAAAATGATCAATTTGTAAAAGATACAAAAGATATGTTAATTGAGTTAGAGCTTTTAAGAATTGAAGATGATCACAATAGAAATATCAGACAACTTCAAATAGAAAAAAATAGAGAAATTGCTAATGCAAAAGAAGAAGATGATCTTATAAAACAACAAAAAAGAATTGATGTTATAAATGCGCTGTATGATGAAAAATATTTAACTTTAATTAACAAGAAATTTGATATTACTATCGATGGAAATAAAGCAGAAGGAAAAGCAGCAGAAGATAATGTAGATGAACAACTAAAAGCATTTTCAGCTTTAGCCCATAGTCTATCTGCATTAGCAGCAGAGAACAAACAGCTAGCAGCAGCAGGAGCAATTATAGATACATATGCAGGTGCTACAGCAGCTTTAAAAGATGGAACTCCTTTAGGTTTTGTACAAGCAGCAGCAATTATAGCAGCAGGTTTAGCTAATGTAAGAAAAATATTTGAAACACCATTACCCGGTGGAGCTGGGGGAAGTGGAGGAGGAGGTGGAATTACAGCACCGGCAAATGTAGCTCCTGCGCCACAAATGATGGGAGGATCTTTTGAATTGACTAACGCTGAAAAGCCAGAGCCAGTTGAAGCCTACGTTGTAAGTGATAACATAACGAATAATCAAAACAAACTTGCTAATATAAGAAGAAGAGCAACAATATAAAATCAAATAAATATTAATTTAATCTATTATATAATATGCCTTGTGAAAAATGTGAAGATGGTAAAGTAAAATGGGGGTCAACTGGTGAGTGTCAGTATGAAACCATAGCTGAATGTGAAGCAGCTAATAAAGACTATTATGAAAAAACTACTTCAATTGTTGAATTAGTTATTGATGATGATAGTCAAGAACTAGCTATTGATGCTATTAGTTTAGTGGCATCACCTGCTATTGAACAAGACTTTGTTTATTTTGGTAAAGAAAAAAACAATCTGACATTTGCTAAAATAGATGAAGAAAAGCGTATGCTAGTAAGTCCTGCTTTAATCCCTAACAAGCAAATATTCAGATATAATCCAAATACAGATTCTGAGTATTATGTTTACTTTAGTCCTGAAACTGTTAGAAAGGCTTCGGAACTTTATTTAAAACATAACAATCACCATAAGGCTACTTATGAACACCAAGACAGAGTATCAGGAGTTTTAACAGTAGAATCTTGGATAAAAGAAGGTGATATGGACAAGTCAAAATTATTTGGCTATGATTTGCCTAATGGCACTTGGTTTGTTAAAATGAAAATTGAAAACGAAGAACTTTGGCAAAAGGTAAAGGCAGGTGAATTAAAAGGATTAAGTATCGAAGGCTACTTTACTGACAAGATGGAAAAGATGTCAGAAACAGTACCAACTGATGAAGAAATACTATCAGCCTTAAATGAGATAATAAAGCAAAATCAAACAAAGTAACTAACTATTCTATTATATTAAAAAAGAACCTATGGACATTAAAGAACAAATACTAGTAGCTCTTGGTCTTAATAAAGACGAAGAAATTAAATTAGCTTGGCAATCAAAATCAGAAGATGGTGGAACTATTTTTGTTTCTACTGCTGAAGAACTAGAAGCAGGTGTAGACATATCAGTCTTAACGGAAGATGGAACGACTATACTTTTACCTATTGGAACATATAAAACCGATACAGGTGTTTCTTTTAGAGTTTCTGAAGAAGGTATAGTGTCAGAAGTTATAGAATCTGAAACTGAAGAAGAAGTTGAGGCAGAAAAAGAAGAATACAGTAAAGAATTAGAAGCAGTTGAATTTGCGTTTCCTGAATCAGATGCAGAGAAAGCAGATTGGGCTAAATCTTATGAAGAAATGAAAGACAAAGTTGATAACTTAATGGATGCTATCGCTGACATTAAAGCAAGGCTAGGAGAAGGTGATTCAGAAGCAGAAGAAATGGCTGAAGAAGTTGTTGAACCAACTACTAATCCTAAGACTATCAAAACAACAGAAGTAGTTGAATTTTCAGCAGAAGATGAGTTAGAAAAACTTAAAGCTGAAAACGAAAAACTAAAAACTGAACTAGCAGCTAGTCCTGCTGACACACCGATTAACACGAACAAATTTAGCTCAGAAAGATCTGTGTTATCAAAAAGAGAATACGCAAGGTTGTCTAGTAAAGATAAATTCTTGCACGATTTAAATAAATAAAAATTAATAATTAAAATACAAAAAAATGGCGTTTACTACAACATCAAATTTCGAGGGAAAAGCAGCAGGATTCTACATAAGTGCAGCTTTGGCTCAAACCAATTCACTAGAGTACTTAACAATGATTGAAAACATTAAGTTTAAATCTAACATACAACAAATGTCTTTAAATGCTGATGCAGCAGGTGGAGGTGTTGTTACAGCAGCAGGTTGTGACTTTGTTAATTCAGGTGATCTTGATTTAACAGAAAAGGTACTAGAACCAGCTAATCTACAAGTTAATTTGCAGCTTTGCAAGTCTGTGCTCTTAGATAGCTGGGAAGCTTTACAAATGAGAGCAGGAGCAGGCGCTCCACCTCCAGTATCTTTTGAGGATTATGTTATCTCTTATTTAGGAGAAGTTATCTCAAACAATGTTGAGACTAATATATGGGCAGGTACTCAAAATGCTGCTGGTGAGTTTATCGGATTCACAGGAGCAGGAGCTACTGGTTGGTTAAGAGCAGGTAATGATGCAACTGTAATACAAGGAGTTTTGACAGGTGGAGCAGGTGTTGCACCAACAGCAGGTACAATTATAGCTGATATGGAGGTAGGCTTAGATGCTATGCCGACAGGTATTATGGGGAAAGATGATGTATATGTATATGTTAATCAAAAAAATTACCAACTATATATTCAAGCAGTATCTACACTTGGTTATATTAATGCTTACAATATGGGTGGTGATTATGAGCCGAGAATAAATGGTTACAAAATCGCAGTTTGTAATGGTTTACAAAATGCAGCAATTGTTGTAGCTCGTAAAAGTTCATTATTTTTTGGTACAGATTTACTTTCAGATTCTACTAGAATCCAAATGTTAGATATGGCTAACTTGGATGGAAGTGATAACATGAGAGTTGTTGCTCGTTACTCAGCAGGAACACAAACAGGAGTTGGAGCTGATTGCGTACTTGTATCATAATAACAAATTTAATAGAAGCAGGGGTGTAAAAACCCTTGCTCCTTTAACCTTTAAAAAATAAAAAATTATGGCGTGTACGGCACTAACTAAAGGGCGAGGCCTTGATTGTAATAGAATCAGTGGTGGAATAAAAAATATTTATTTTGCCGTTCTTGACGAAGTATCAGCAATCCCTCAAACAGCAGGAGAAATAACAGACCTAGAAATGGGTACAAATGATTTATATAGATATACTATGCCATTAGGTGTTGCATCTATTTCAGATACAATCGTAGGTTCTTTAGAAAACGGGACTATTTACTACGCTCCTACGGCATCTATTATATTAAATAGATTAACAAAAGAAGATCAAAATCAAATAAAATTATTAGGACAAACTAAGACTATAATTTTTGCTGAATTAAATCAACAGCTATCAAATGGAAATAATGTAATAGTCGGTATGGGTTCAGTAAATGGAATGTCACTTGACTCAGGTACTATGGATAGTGGTGCAGCTTGGGGTGACAGGAACGGCTACACTCTCAACTTCAGTGGTTTGGAAGCTTTACCATTTGCAATGGTAGCCGATTATACAGCTGATCCTTTTGATAATGCAGCATTTACATTTGGAACAATAGAAGTAAGTTAATCTTATTGGTAATTTTCATATATTCTTGATTAGAGGGCTTTATAGCCCTCTTTTCTTTTATACCAAATAAAAAAGGACTTTTTCTATTATATTATATATGATACAAGCTACAACAGAATCTAATCTTACTGCATACCTACAAACTGAAGATAATAGAATTGATACTATTACTGATATTGTATTAATTAGGCATTTGATTAAATTTACTAATGATACTGATGGTTCGGTTCAATATTCTTATGCTAAAACTGAAACTGTAAACAATAGATTCACTAAACTTACATATGATTATAATGCTACGCCTAATGTATTTACAGGTCTAATAGACTTAAAGCCTGCTGGCTATTGGAAATATGAACTTTATGAAATTAAATGGAAAACAGACCCAGTTGTTCTTAGTGCAACAACAGCGCCTGCAACAGAAAAAGCAGTTTTAAATGATATATCTAGTAATGGAGTAGTCATGGGGTTGGTGACTAAAGGAAAAATGTATGTAGCAGAAAAAGCAGGGACTGAACAAGTAACTTATTCTCAAAATGGCAAATCTTTAGAATCTATAACAATAATAGATGGAGGATTAGGTTATTTAACAGCACCAACTATAACAATTTTGGGTGGAGGTAATGTAATAACAACAGCAACTGCAACTTGTACAATAGATGGCTTAGGCACTGTTAATTCTGTAACAATAACTAATAGTGGAAATGGTTATACATCAACACCACAAATAATTTTAAGCAATCCAGCAGGAACTGGCGCACAACTAATAGGAAGTATAAATAAAACAAATTATATTTACACAGGATAAAAAAACAAAAAAAAATGGCAATAGAAAACGTACAACAACTCTTATCAGAGCAATTAGGTAAACATCGATGTGATGTAATCACCACAACTGCGATGTCAAGCAAAAATTATTATGCAGTTCATTTCGTAACTGACAGCTTAATCAGTTCAATAGAAGCATCGAATATACAAACAGGAACAGGTAGTGCAGCTTCTAGTCTACACACGACTATGGCAGCAGGAACTACATTATTTTTAAATGTAACTGCTATTGAACTAGGAAGTGGATTGGCAATTTGTTATTACGAGCAACCACTATAATGAAAATATTAAGACTTGGACAAAGTTTGTGTTCATCAGGCAGCATAGGTGGAGCATTTAGTAAATATTCATGCTTGTTTGATGGTATAGATGCTCATGTTCGCATAGAAGATTCTGCTCTTTTAAGACCTGAATCTGCTTTAACAGTGTCTTTTTGGGTGCGACCAAGCTCATGGACACAAGTACCTTTTGGAGTAGAGCAATTTATGATAGGATGCGTAAAGTCAGGAGGTTGGGGTGTTTATTTAACTAAACAGGGAGGAAATTCTTATTTAAGATTTAGAATTAGAGTTTCTGATATAGACCCTGCTTGTAGTGGTAGTGCGCAGTATTTAACAGCTGAAGTAGGATATGTACAAACAGAAGCACTACCTGAATGGGTAAATGTTGTTGCTCGATATGAAAATGGTAGAGCTTCACTGAGATACAATACATTAAGTACTGGTACAGTTGATGGCATAGGCTGTCCTTCAGCAACAATTGTGTACCATCCATCACCAGTTCCAGTTTTTATTGGTGCAGATTCAGCATCACCAACATCAGCTTCTAATTTTTTTGAAGGCAATATAGATGAAGTAGCTATATTTAATACATCTTTGACAGTTGATGATTATACAAGTATATACAACGACGGATCACCAGGTGATATATCAGCAATAGTTGGGTTGCAGGGTTGGTGGAGAATGGGAGACCCTAATGGTCAAGCATCATTCCCTACACTAATTGATAATAGTGTTAATGAAAATGATGGAACAATGACTGATATGATAGCAGCTGATATAGAAACAGTAGTTCCTTAAAAAAAATAATATGATTTATGTAATTTACAATATGACAAATGTTGCAGGTATTAACTTTGCAGAAGTTGTTGAAAATAGTCAAGACACTTTAAGGTTGTCAATAGATGGAACAAAAACAGTTTTAAAATTTGTTGGTGAAACTCCTTCTTTTTTAGTAGGTTTACAACAATATAATCATTCAGAAATACTTGCAATAATGCAGACAGCAGAATGGACAAACATAGAATAAAATGAAAGACAACATTATTAATATTAATTTAGAAACTAGCACTGCACCAGTTGTACAAGAAGTAAGGGGAAAGGATTACATTGAGTACGGAACAGACGAATGGCGCAACCTCTATCCACAATTTCTTATAGACTTATATTATTCTAGTAGTATAACAGCAGCGATTATTAATGCAACTAGTGAAATGATTGCAGGAGAAGCTTTAGTAATAAAAGATGAAGATGATAGAGAATTAGAAGCTAAAGTAAAATTGCAAAACTTTATTAATAGAGCAAATGGAAATGAAAGTTTACATGAAGTGATTAAGAAATTATCTTTTGACTTTAAATTACAAGGCGCATTTGCTCTTAATATAGTGTGGTCTAAAGACAGAACTCAGATTGCTGAAATCTATCACGTAGCAGTTGAGAAAATCAGATGCGCTAGACCTGATGAATTTGGTAAGACACCAGGATATTATATATCAAGCGATTGGAGTAACACTAGACAACATAAGCCTTATTATGTTCCTGCTTTTAATTCTAATGATAGAACATCAGCAAATCAAATAATGTATTCAGGTCTTTACAGTCCTAATATGAACTCGTATTATACTAGTGATTGGGTGTCTTGCACAAATTGGAGTTTGATAGATGCCAGAATTTCTGAGTACCACCTCAACGCAATAAGCTCAGGATTCAGTGGATCTTTTATGATAAATTTTTCAAATGGAGTGCCGACGGCTGAAGAACGTAGACAAATAGAACAAAGCATTGCATCTAAGTTTCAAGGTCAGGACAACGCTGGGAAACTAATTTTAACTTTTTCAGATGACAAAACTAGAACCCCTGATGTTCAAGCTATAACACCTTCAGATTTAGACAAGCAGTATTTAGCCTTGCAAGAACTCTTAACTAGCAATATTCTAAGTGGACATAGAGTTACATCAAAGACACTGATGGGAATAGATACAGCAAATGGCTTTTCAAGCAATACAGATGAGCTTATAAATGCAGCAAATTTTTATCTTAATACTGTAATAAAACCATTCCAAGACCAATTAATTAAACAACTGAGAAAGGTATTCCAAATTAACAATATGGATATGGACGTAAACTTTGTTCAATTAAAACCTATAACAGTTCAATTTGATTCTAAAACTATAAGAGAAGTAATGACTACTGATGAAATTAGAGAGGAGCTAGGACTTGAACCTTTAGACGGCGAAAAGACAGTAGAACAAGAAGTCAAGTTTAGCAAAGTTGGAATGATAGATGGACAGCCTGTTTTTAGCACCATAGAAGAAGCTGAAGCTCACGCAAAGACATTAGGTTGTAGTGGGTATCACGAACACGAATATGAAGGTAGAACAGCTTATATGGCTTGTGAAGGGCATAGTGAAGCAACTGAACTAACATCTTGTATTAAAGAATTTGGTGAAGATATACCTGAGGGTTGGGAAATATTAAGTGAAGAAGAAGCTGAAGAAGAATTGGAGGAGTTTGATTTTCAAAAAGAGTTAAATTCAGATTATTATGAATTTGCATCAACTGGTTCAGCTTATCCAAATAGAAAGTCAGGACAAGACCAAAAAAGTAAACAAACAGATTATGTCGATGACATTTATCGAGTAAGATACAGATACACAGGAAGTTTGACAGGTGAAAGAGATTTTTGCAAAAAAATGACAAATGCTAACAAGATATATCGAAAAGAAGATATAATTGCAATGGGTAATAAGCAGGTTAATCCTGGATGGGGTGCGTATGGGGCAAATACATATTCTATTTGGAAATGGAAAGGAGGCGCACTATGCCAGCATAAATGGTTCAGAATCATACTAGTACAAGAAGGCAAAAGACCTAAAAACTCAGACAAAATAATATCTGCAACAGAAGCTAGAAGTAGGGGTGTTAAATTGCCAAGAAATGCAAAAGAAGTTTCAGTAGCTCCACACGACATGCCGAATCATGGCTTTGTTGATCCTGCATTAATTGCTAAATATAAAAACGTATAATTATGTCGTATGTATTATTCATATCAGAAGAAAAATTAAAAGATTCAACGGCAGTTAATCTTAATGTAGATGTTGATTTATTATTGCCATTTGTTAGAGAAGCGCAAAAGTTGTATGTAGAAACTGCTTTAGGCACGAATTTAACACAGAAGCTTAAAGACCTTATTACTGCAGGAACTATTGGAAACGTAGCTAACGCTGCTTACAAGACCTTATTAGATGATTACATAGGTGATATGCTGCCAGGATATAGTCTTTATCATGCCTTACCATATCTTAGACACAAAATTGAGAATGGCAATGTTTATTCTAAGTCATCAGAAACAGGTACTGCTTTAAGTATAGAAGAAAGCCAAGCTTTTAGAGAAGAAGTTTTAAATACTTGTAGTTATTACAGGGAAAGGCTTATAGACTACATTTGCAATAACACTGGTAGTTTTCCTGAATACTCTACAAACACAGGTGCTGATGTCAATCCATCCAAAGAAAATTATTATTCAAATATGAATCTTGAAATGCCAAGACAGGGAAATAAATTAACATTACAAGATTTTTTAAGCGCAGGGGATTAATGAAAAAACACTATAAACCAAAATCAATAAACATAACTAAGCTAAAATCCTACTTGGATAAAAAGCCAAAGACTAAAACAAATGACAGACCTAAAAGACACACTACAAGTAGGGTTAGCTAACGGATCAGCTATTGGAGTATCATTAGTAGAAGCCAACGAATTATTGACTTTTATTTCCCTATTACTAGCAATAGGTTTTACTATTTATAAATTTGTAAAATTTGAAAAGATTAAATAAATGGCTAATAAAGCTATTACAAGCGCTTTTAAGCGTGTTAAAAAGAAGCGCAAGGGAGTACACTCCAAAAACGCATCAAAAGGACAAAATGCCTACAAACAAGAATACAGAGGTCAAGGGCGTTAACCTACTTCTATTAAGAGATACGTTTACTGATGAGTCTACCATTGGTGAACTTTTTGTAGATGGTGAAAGGTTTTGTGATACATTAGAACTGCCATATAAAGATAATTTAAGAAGTATATCGTGTATTCCAGTCGGACAGTATAAAGTCAGAATGAGATACCCAAGAGAAAGTGCAACTAGAGAATATTTGCACCTATTAGTAGAAGATGTAAAAGACCGATCATTTATATTATTTCACAGAGGAAATACTGCTAAAGACACAAAGGGCTGCATCCTAGTAGGACAAGGTAGCCAACAAGACATTGTTCATAATTCAACTTTAGCTATGGATTTACTAATGAAAGAAATAATACATTTGGGTGGCGAGAATATTAATTTAATAATCAAAAATAGATAACAATGAAAAATTTTTTACAGAAGTACCTAATCGGACAGATGTTAAAGTCTAAAAAGTTTTGGTATGCAATAAGCTCAGTAGTTGTACCTGCTTTAGTTACTTACTTAGGAGTTGACGAAACGACTGCTAAAGATTTGTATTACGCAATATTAACCTTAATTGTAGGACAAGGGATTGCTGATGTCGCTCAGAAATAATAGATTTAGATTAAAGCCACATGAAATAGTGGCAATACAAAAAATGCGAGAAACCGAAGCTAGAAATATTCTAGTTATCGGTGACTTGCATGAACCATTTTGTCTAGATGGTTACTTAGACTTTTGCTTAGAACAATATGAAACTTTTAATTGTAACCAAGTAATCTTTATTGGTGACATTTTAGACAATCACGCATTTAGTTACCACGAACCTGATCCTGATGGAATGTCGGCAGGTCTTGAACTAGAAAAGACAATAGAAAAAGTTGCCCTATGGTACAACGCTTTTCCTGATGCTGACGTTTGCATTGGCAATCATGATCGACTTGCTAGTCGTAAGAGTTTTTCAGGTGGCATACCTAAAGCTTGGATAAAGACCTACAATGAAGTCTTAGGCACACCTAATTGGAATTGGGTTGAATCAGTAGTATATGATGATGTATTATATGAACACGGTGAAGGAGGACAGGCACAGGCTAAAGCAAAAAACAATCTAATGTCTAGTGTTTGTGGTCACACTCATACGGAAGCTTACTGTAAATGGTTTGTAGGAAAACGCTTTAGAGTATTCGGTATGCAAGTAGGTTGTGGAGTAGACAGTTCTACTTACGCTGCTGCATACGCTAAAAACTTTAAAAGACAAGCAATTGGTTGTTCTGTTGTGCTAAATAATGGAACACTCCCAATCAATTTATTAATGTCATTATGAACGAAAACAAAATAAAACAACGTGTTTTTGTTCTTTATTTGCTCATAATTTTAAGTATTTTACTTTTAAATATATAATTTTTTCTTTATAGTTGCTAGATTAAAACATCATTTTTGTTAAAAAAGTCGTTAAAAACTTTGTTAATTAAATAAATGGTTTTATCTTTGACCCCATCAAACTAAGTTTAATAAAAAATTATAAAATGAGATTGACCAACAAAAACACAGGCATCAGTTTTAACTTAACTCCAAAAGAAGCTGCCGACTTTTTCTGTATGACAGATAAAGATGGGAATTTAATTAACTATATAGAAGAATATGAAAGACAAGACACTTGTAAAGAAATAAGTTCTCTTAAATTCTATTTAGGTATGACTGGGCTTATAGCTCTATGCTACGCATCATTCTATTTGTATTTACAATTTAATTATTAATTATGAAATTAGAATGTCAC